ATGGCAAAGCCGATCATCACGCTCAATGGCCTAAAAATCGTCATTATGTTGGGAATGCTGGTCATTATTCTCTGCGGTATCCGTTTTGCCGCCGAGATCATCGTGCCGTTTATTCTCGCATTATTTATTGCTGTTATATATAACCTATTTTGAATAACATATTGATTTAATTATATTTTCAATTAAGCCCGAAGTGCAAAAAAACTCAAAATAACTACACCAGTGACTACACCGTTCGGCGCACTGTATGAAACAACGTGGAACAAATAGGCACAAGAAATATAAAGGCGGGTAATTTTAAGGGGGCGTTGCTGTCGATATGGGGATTCCCATAACGGGGCTACCGGATTTTTTTTCCGGTTAACATTTAATCAGGCTGGTGGGTTTTACATACCCTTGATCACCGTAATGATGATCCAGATGTGCACCTTTTCCACCAATGGCGGAAAAGCTCCAACCGTAACGATGATCGCTATGGTTGCCTCGATGGTCTGCGTGGTCATTATGACCATTCAGCCAGTGACCTTAATCAGAATTTTTCGCTAAAAAATGACGTTGGCCACGTCATCCTGATAGCACAAAATCACGTCGATTTTTAATGAACGGTTAAACCGTCTTTTTGTCACGGTGTGTCACTGGTTGTCACTCTCCGTCACGATTGAGGTGGTGGTCATTCTGCCCGACCGCGCATTTTTGCGCTATCGGGAATATAAAACAGTTACCGCCGTCAGCTACCCAGCTCAGAATTGAGCCGCCTTTTAATCAACAAGTTACCGCCGTAACCGCTCCGGCTTCTTCCAGTGGTACGTGATTTTCTCCTTCTCCCGATACATCTCCACGCGGCGACGGTATGCCAGCAACTCAAGGACTCTGGTTCGTATGTTGCGCATATCCACATCATTAAGCTGGATACCATCACCGCGCATCACCTCCACCACTACACGCACATAATTATCTGCGGTCATGCTGTCCGGCTGCGTGGCCTGTTCGTCAACCTGCTGGCTGATTCCGGCGACGCGGCGGATTAATCCCAGTATTTCGGCTTCTGTCATTGTGCCCCCATCGCGCTGGTGAAGAAAACAAGCTCAGATTTTTTGTAAAGAATCTGTCACGCTAAAAGATGTCGAACAAAAAATAACCTTCTTCATCATCTTTTTTGCATCAACCACATTAAAAACAATAGGTTACACACATGATGATGATGACGATAAAATCACAAAAATGCGCTTTTTTCCGCGCCGCCCGCCCCGTGTTCAGGCCCACCCCACCAGGAGGACCCGCAAAAAAGGCGGCTGGTGCCGCCTTGTTGTCATAGTGAATCGGTACCGCCTGATTTGACCATACCGCGATAATCCAGAGCTGCCACACCTGCATCAATACGGACTTTCCAGGCCACGCCGTCAACGATAAAGCCTTCCTGCTGTTCAAGGTAAGGTTCGTCATTGCCATCAAGATAAGCCACCTCGATTGTGTCCGTTCCCTGTGCGGAAAGCATGTACCATTGTTTTTCGCTGATATCATCAAGGCGGGGATCGACGATGATATCAAGTAGCTTGTGATACGGGTTAAAGATCCCGCTGTTTTTATCAGCCCCGAAAGGTGCGGTTGAGTTAATCATCTGCAACGCGCGATCTTCCAGTGCTGCCGGAACTAAAAGGAATTTAGGCGCAATATTCAGCACTTCGCCATTTTTGTCCTTCTGTGTGCGCATCAGGTGACGTGCTGCACTAAGTCCCGGTGTTGTCAGTCCTGCTTCAATCAGGTTGCTGTGTTTTTTGTCAAACAGCGCTATTCCGTCAGAAAGTTTTACGTTGCCTGTAAGCACCAGATTAACCAGATTTCCCACCGTTCTTGATGCTGCACGGCCCATAGCCATTGGCACCGTTGATAACTGATCAAGGTCATCATTGATTATCGCCTGGCGGGTAATGCTGAAAATATTCCCGTAAGTAGCCAGCGCGATGGGTTCACCGCGATCGCTGGTGGTGATGTATTTATATTCTGCCCCTTCCGGCACTTTGTTTAACGTTGAGAAGCCATTCATACCAACGCGGCGGGCTTCCCGGAAGTTTGAAAGGGAACCTTTTTTCGTCCACTGGCGGAATGTTTCGCCGCTGTGCTCCCAGCCTGCAAGCACTGATTTTTCAGCGCCACCAGCAAGGATATCGGTAAAATCGCTGCTGCTGTGGGTGAATGCCGCGTTTACTATCTGCGAGCGTGTGCTGTAGCTGCCCGTGCTTATACCACGATGGGTTAATGATGCCTGTGCCATATCGAAAAGGCTCATCATGGCGTAAGGATTACCGCGTTCGGCCCGTTCGTGACCAAGACGCGCATTAAGCCCCTGACGCATGGCATCGCCGGTTATATTGCCGTTATCCGTGTACGCGTAGTAAAGATTTGCGGGGGTGGTTTTGTTTGTTGGCGTTGATTCTTTACCCATAGCGAGTAAAAGGCGTTCGCGTGCATTCTCAACGCTACATTCTGAATCCGCAAGACAACTTATAGCCAGGTCGTTATATCTTCCGTTGAAGGTGCCAAACAATTCACGGATTCCGTTAAGTCGTTCCTGTTCGCCACTGCCAGTTTTCTGGCTGATCATGCTTTTAATTTTTTCCGGCATATTTGAAAAATCTCCGATTCGTTTTGATTCAATTCGGGCCATTGCTGTAATCGCGGGTATAACCTCATCTGCGAAGCCGTTAGCCTTACACTCATTGCCATCCATCCAGGTTTCCGCCTCCATCATGGAGGTGATCTCCTGTTTGCTCCTGCCCGTTCTTCCGGCATAGGTTTCTGCCATCGTGTCGCCCAGCTTGTCCATCAGATCAGCAAAGCGGCGAACGTCGCCCGACACTCCGGCAGTAACACCACGGGGGGCATGTATCATCATCATCGCGTTTTCAGGCATAACGATGTGATCTCCACACATGGCAATAAACGACGCCATAGAAGCCGCCATGCCTTCAATGTGTACGATTTTTTTTGCCGGATGATTTTTCAGAGCGTTATAGATAGCCAGCCCTTCAAAGATGTCGCCACCAGGTGAATGAATGCTCAGATGGATTTCAGACACATTACCGCACGCGTTGATCTCGTCAGTAAGTGCCGATGCCTTTACACCGTACCCGCCGATCTCGTCATAAATGCGCACATGTACAACATCTGCCATAGCCTTAATGGAAAACCATGTTTTCATAGCCAGGCTCCTAACGTTGCCCTGTACCAGTATTCAACCGCGCTGCGTGTGATTTGTCCTTTCGTGGGCACTGGCATACCCGGGTGATTATCTTTGATGAACTGCTGATAGCGTTCGATCTTCTCCATAGTTCCGGCGTCTATGTGTACCGTGGCACTTTTATCCGGCTTTCTGGTGTTGTTCTCTGGCATAAATCCGCCTCCGTTTTGATTAACGGGCATCATTATTGATCGACAAAAGTAATAGATAAATCATTTTCTACCATAAAATCAGATTATGATTTTTCTGATTATTCTCAGAGAGGCAAAGCCATTGACGCATTTTTGCTATTGAAGCAATATTAAGACTCGTCATCCTGGCGATAAAAACTCCTTTGTCGTGTAAAAGCGCCTCCGGTAACAGCAATCGGGGGCGCTTTTTTTGCGCCTGTTTTTTTGTAAATGCTTTCGGGAACGCTCCAGTGATGAACAAAAAACAACCTGATTCGACACTAAAAATTTTTATTCCTCAATATATCAATAACTTATAGTGGTGGTGATGGTGCCATAAAAATCAAAAAATGCGCCTTTTTCCGCGCCCCGCCGCCCCGTGGACAGGCACCCCCACCAGGAGTACCTACAAAAAAGCCGGATTTCTCCGGCTTCTGTCACTCGTTGCTTAAAACGGTATGTTATCCCCGTACGGATCATCATTCCCCGCCTGTTGTTTTGCCCTGTTCAGTGCGTCAGTAGCCTGCCCCTGCTGGCCTTTTTTGCCGCCCGGTCGCGCCGTTCTCGCACTGATTACGCTGTCTGCGATAACCTGCCAGCCCTGCCGCGTTTCGCCGTTCTGGCCTGTCCACTGGCTTACCTGCATGTTACCCGCCACGCTCACCAGCTCGCCTTTGCGGTGTTTTGCCAGTGCGTCGGCCTGTCTGCCAAACGCCAGGACGGATAACCACATCGTAGCCGTTCCGTCATCTGCCTGGCTGCACGGCAGGGGGACAGCCATACTCGCCATCGTCATTTGTGTGCCCTTGCTGGTGGTCTTTAACTGTGGGTCAGCCACCAGCCGCCCGTAAGCCGCTATCTGTGCTGTCATGATTCCACCTCTACGTTTTTAACGTTGATGGTTGTCACCTGTTCAGCTTCCGCAATCTCCCGCTCTGTCAGCGTGGCAAAGTTTGCCGCCGCTGTGGTCATGAATGCGCTTATCAGTTCGGGATGCTCCTTCGCGTATCCTTCCCCCGCGTGGCGGTCTATTACCCTGATTGCCACCTTTAAGGCGTGCTCTGTCATGTCTAACGCTTTATATTTCGGCTCTGTTCTGTCTCTGCGCATTTTGGTTATCTCCTCACTCATGCTCACTTTTACACCTCACTTTTTAAAGCGTCTCGCTTCGTCTCACTTGATATTTTTTGATGCTTTATGTGTGTGTTTCATAAGGATTTTTTTACTCCTCACTTTTGAGCATGTATACAGGTGAGAAAGTGAGTAATCGTGTTAATATTTTGTAAAAACCTCACCATTACTCACTTTTGCTACTCACTTTTTACAGTGGTCCTACATCATCACCATCAATGTAAATCACGGCGTCTTTTTCCAGTTTGGCTAACCATCGCCGCATATTTTTCACGTCATACCCAAGCCGTTTCATGTCATCACGTAACAGCGGGATCGTGCACTTGTCGCCGTTCTGTGTGCGTGAACGGATGCACCCCCATAGTGCGGTATGGTTTTCCGTCTTGTTGCCTGCCTCCTCGATGCGTTCCAGTTCAACGGGAGGGCGCGGCTTATCCACCACCACCAGCGACGTGATTAACTCCCCGTCAGCGTCGGTAAACAGCTCCACCACGCGTAAGTCATATGCGGCTTCTTTGAGTTCCTCCGCGTCCTTCATTTTGGTGCATGAGATAACCAGCGCTTCGCTTCCTGCGTCCTCCCTGCGTATCCGGTATTCAGCATCCAGTGATGCACGAAATGCACTGGAACCGCGCGCGCCTTTCGTCTCATCCTTGCCGGAATGGTGAACCACCAGCACCGTGGCCCCTGTGCGTCGTTTCAGTTCGTCACAACCACGGATAAACGCCCCCATATCACGGGAATCATTTTCATCATTCCCACCAAAGCAACGCGCCAGCGTATCCAGAATAATCATGCGTACAGGTTTACCCGTTTCCCGCTCCACCTGACGGGCAGCGATAACCATTTCATCAACATCAAGCGGGACCGCCGGAAAGATGGGACGGTTTACCAGATACAGATTTTTCACCTGCTCACCGTGCACAACCTCCCAGGCTTTTACACGACGCGGAACGCCGATACCGCCTTCACCAACCACATAGAGAACAGCGCCATGCGCCACCCTGCGGCCTCCCCACTGGCGGCCCGTGGAAACGTGACACGCCCACGATCCGGCAAGGAATGATTTATAGGAACCGCTCGCCCCGTATATGCTGCAAAGCGACGATGCCGGAATAATCCCCTTTACCACGTAATCAAGCTGTGTGTCGTATCCGGTAGATCCAACGCTCATCGGTAGCGTGGTTTTTCGCTGGGGGATTTTTTTCATGACCAGGCTTTCCCCGCGTTCCCATGCCTCCCTAAGCCGTGGAAGCTGGTCGCTCCATTCCTCCAGCAATTCGAAATTTTCAGAAAGTAGCCGCGCCTCCTGGACTCCGGCGATCGCCAGTTTCGTGGCGATGGTTAACAGCTGCGGCTCTTCAATATTTCCGGCGCGTATCACCGTCGCCCTGTATCGCCCATCATCAACAATCTGGAGGTTATCCAGTTCGCTTAACTGATAACGCCCCAGATAAACGGGAGGGACTGGATCGCCTGCTTTTTTGGCCTGTGCAATGATGTAATGCTCTGCGAATGAGTGAGCATCAATACCCGCAAAAATAATCGCATCGGTGTATTTGTCTTTCGGTAATAGTTTTACGTTCGGTGCCAGTTTCATTTTTTACCCCTGAATCCGTTAATCATGGTTTTCAGCTTCTGGATGTTTGCCCGTGCCCTGGCGTTGCTGGTGGGCACGTTATGCGGCGCGGTCTGTACCAGAGAAAAATCACGCCGGAACTGATAAACAGGCATCACGCAATCATATTCGTAACCTTCACGGCGGTAAGTTACGCACCGTCCCGCCACGCCCTTAATCATTACCGTGCCGCCGTACTGGTCGCGGTAAATATCACCGCGCGTAAATTTAGGGTGAGTGTTGCCACTGGCAGTTAAGCCAGAATATTTAAGTTTCATTATTTTTATTCTCCGGTGTGGGGCGAGTTATTATTCTCGTGAATTGCCATTGCCTTATCCAGTTCATCAATAACAGGCGATAGTAATGTCTGAATGGCTGCAAACATTAATACACCTGATTCTTCACCACCTTCCGGCACTTCAATTAATTTAATTAACAACGCATTCATTTCGCGTGCTTTAATTAATGCGTTTTCAGAGTGGATTAATACTTCAAAAGGGATTTTATGCATCACAAATTTTCTCCCTTATTCTTTTAATGTCCTCATTAAGGATGTCTGTAACTTTTATCAGCGAGTTTTTGGCAATTATTTTTATTGTTTTAAGTTTTCTTTTGTCGTGCTCCGACTGTGATTTTCTCTCCATGCTCTCCACCATGTGGGTAACATCAACGAGCGCACGTATCAGTATTTGCATTGCTTCTTCTGCTGCGTCCGGTGTGGTTTTATTGTGCATAGGTTTCCCCCTGGCGAATACGGGCAGCGAATACAGCAACACAACCGGACGGGCAACGGTTACGCGCTTCGCGTTCCGTCCAGGCGGTTACGTGGATGATTTGAGATTCTCCGGCACTCAGGGCCAGAAAACGCCACACAAAGGCAGTTTGTGTGTGCGCCAGACGTGGGGTATGCTGTGTTCCAGCCATAATCGTTACTCCTGTTAACGGTTTGGTTAGACGCCCCGCTACTGCCGCAAACAGTTCGGGGCGTTGTCGTTTACATCCTCTTACTGAGGTGTGATTTAAATTAAATTCAACTGAATCACAGGTCAAGTGTTTTTTGTGATTCTTTTTTGTGTATACTGAATCACATCTTTTGTTTAGGAGAATGCACATGGCAAAAAACACTATCAACGACAAATCAAAACAGATTTCAATTCGTATCCCACATGATGCTTTTGATGGCATGGAATCCGTAAAACTGGACGGCGAAAGCAACGCCGGATTCATAGTAACCGCCATGCGCGGGGAGATCGCCCGCCGCCAGGCAGAAGGAAGCAGTGAAAATCCTCTGATTTCTTCTCTCGATGCATTGGCGCAAGTGGAAAAAATTGGTATTAAAGCTACGGAAGAACTCGGGCAACTTATCGCCATCGCACGCGAAGAACTCCAGCGCCGCAAGGCCAAAGAATCAGAATAATCACTATCAGCGCCGTGGCGTGAGGAACTCCGGCGCATTGCTTTACAGGGCAGTAACATGACCAACAACACACTATCACCAATACAAGACACGCAAACGCAAGATGATGAAATCATCCGGCAAAGGCAGTCAGAAGCCTGCGCCAGACTTGAGGAAGAACTAACCAGAACAAAAATACCACCACCAGCGCCGCGCTTAGTGCCACCAGAAAAATTTGCCCTTGAAGATTTTGTCGATAAATACCCACGGCGGCTTAAATCCGGCAAAAACCGACCGCCAGGATGAGTGCACAAAACCGAACTATGAAACGGATTATTCCGTTTCCGGGGCGTTTGTGTGTGTATAAAGAGTAAGCTATGCTCTTTTATAGCCATAATCGTTACCTCAATTAATGGTTTGGTTAGACGCCCCGTATGTGTTCCCATCACTGCGGGGCGTTGTTTTTTGTGCTAGTTGTGTGTAATGTGTATATACACATAAACACATTATATGGGGTGTAATTGACGTGTCAACACACAAAAATGAAAGGCGTGGTAATCCTCCTTTCCAGTTCCGTTTAGATCCTGACTTACGGGAAAAGATGGAAAAAGCACAACAACAAGACGGTGATGACTCTTTAGCAGCTTGGATAAAACGAATAATCCGAAAAGAATTACAGCAACGCGGTATTGAACCCAAAGAATAAAAAACATCAGCGCCGTGGCGTGAGGAACTCCGGCGCATTGCTTTACAGGTACACACAATGACCAACAAAGAATCAACCAATACACCATCGCAAAAAACGAACAGAGAGCACGAAAATATGGCGCTCGAGCATGAATCAGAAAGATTCGCTCCATGCGCTTTTGTCCTTGATGAGTTTCTAAAAAAATATTCACGTTCTGAACGGATGAAAATGGCAGCACAATACGGCCCCAACAAGCAAGGTAATTGCCCACCAGCCTGATAGCGGCTATCATTCCCGTGCTTATGTTTGGGATCACATACACATAAGGCGCAGCAGGTTAATTGTTCAGAAAGGCGGCTCCATATCGGGGCCGCTTTTTTTATGCCTGAAAAACCCCAATTTTGTTGTTTTTCAGTTTCACCAGGGCGAACGAATCCCCGCCCACGTTCGGGCGCATATTCAATCTTCATAGTTATATCTCTGTATTAGTGGATGTGTGGCGACTGTGTGCCGCCAGTCTTTTTAGTGAACTGCCTTGCAGCTATCCTTCCAGGCCAAAACCTCAGATAAAGACCAGCCAACAGAACGCCCACCAAGTTTACGACGTGATGGGAATTGTCCGGCCTTTTCCAGGCGGTAGCGGCATGAGCGGCTAAGGCCTGTTAGCTTTTCGCATTCTTTTTCACGTATAAACCGATCAGTGCTTAACACTATTGCCCCCTTTCGTTTCTTAAAGAGTTATTTCGTGTTCTATTGCGTTGGGATGTGTCTGATTGTGTCAGGATGATTCAGAGTTGGCAAATGTTGGTGTCGCATGGTTTACAGAAAGAGGAATAATCAGGATAAAATCATTTAAATTCATGTTAATACAAAGGCATAAAATCTTGTTTTATGCCTTTTTTCGCACACTTTAACGCGTAATTCACTAATGTATAAAAAACCAGCTGAGCATTAAAAATCAGTAGCTTACAAATCTGTATTCTTTTTGGCCTCTTGTTCGTGATTGTGTCACGTTGTTGCACATTGTTTCACGTTGTATCTGTGCACTTATCCAGTATGCGCATACTGAAAAAACACGAAAAAAATTATTTTATTCTGGTTACTGGTAGCGTGGTTACGTTTTCATGTGTTCCCGCCAGTATCTCCAACCGCTCCACCCACATATCAAGCGCATTGCGTTTCGCATCAATATAGCGGGAATGGTTGTACACGCGTTGCATTCCTGGCATCTGGTGGCCTGTAAGCTGCTCCACGACGTGAGGATCAACGCCTAAATCGTTCAGCATGGTTGTAAAGGTGCGCCGGATGTCATGCAATGACCATTGAGGGTGTTTTAGCCTCCTGTGCGCTAATCTGCCGTACTGCGATACGCTAGCCTCCTGTTTCACTTCCCCCAGTAATAAGCCCGTGTGCCTGTTCTGGTCCACCAGCCGCGTGACGAACGGCAGGATCGCTTCCGGTATGGGCCGGAATATTGCAACCTTCGTTTTGCTGTGCTCCTTCGGAACGGTCCATAGCATTTCGGTAAAATCCCACTCGCTGATCTCCGATAACCTCAGTTCTACCGTCCTGGCTCCGAAGACAATCAGGAGGCGGATTAACGCGACGTAGTAAGGAGAAAATATTTTTTTATCCAGCGCCTGCAATAACTCGCCCAGTTCTTTGGTGCTTAAGACACGTTCGCTTATATCCGGTTTTTTCCCAACGTCCGCCACGTTCAGATCATCGAGAACGTTGCTGATTGCAAAGCGCCGCCTCCGGCAGAACTTAAGCGCCTGCTTGCATGTCTGTAGCACGAATCCGGCAGTAACAGGTGTTCGCTTTGCCACCTGGTCAAAACAGGCCAGCCAGTGCCGTAGCTCGCATTTATCCAGCGGCATAGCGCCAATGTACTGTATTACGTGATTATTAAGTCGCCTTTTCAGGGCGATATAATCCACGCGGTTTTCCTTTACGTACGACTCAAGCCAGTAGGTGAGCGCATCGCCAACCGTTACCGGCTTTAACGCTTCCTGTACGGCGTAATTCATCTCATGGCGTGGATTTTTCCCCTCCGCCAGCCATGCGCGACACTGGGCGGCTTTTTCCCTGGCTGCTTTCAGGCTCAGATCAGGATAATTTCCCAGCTTAATACGTTCCGGTCGTGTCTCTCTTCCCGTTCCTGCCCTGTAAGTGAAATACCAGGTTAATTTCCCTGATGTTAAATATTTCACGCTCAGATTTCCGCCATCGCTATAAAACGTGTTTTTCTCCGCTGGCTTACCATGAAGTTTCCTTAGCAAGGTATCGCTCAGTTTGTTCAT